ACTAGAGCATACACTGACTCTATGAACCAAATGAGATTAAAGTTAGATGAAAAAGTAGCTGTAGCAAAAGGTTTGTTAATGAACAAAAAAACAAACGATGCTGCGTTCTTAATGATAGGTAAAGCATGGGAACAAAACAAAGGTGACGGTTTAAAAGATTTAAGATTTGATAAAGTAGTTAACGAAAAGTTTGTAAATAAAAATGATTATGACAAAAATGTACTTAATTATTTAGAACAAAGAGCAACACTAATCGCTAACGGTATTGTAGGTGACCCATCAGAATTTAAACAAATTATAGATTATCTAAAAGGTAAAAGAGGAAAAGACGGTAAAATACCTTCTTTCTTAGAAACACCAGACCACCAAGAACAAGCAACTAAAATTATAACAGCTATTACTAGCGCAGTTAATTCTGGTACTAAAAAATTAAATATAGAAAAAATGTTCTTTGATGGTGAAGGACATAAAGAAGTTTGGAATGGTGAAAAGATTTCTTTAGCAGATAAGAAAGTAGCACAAGCTAGTATTTATGAAAAAATTGTTACTCTAGTAGATGAAGAAGCAAAGATATGGGAAAGCAATCCTGCTAACAGAGGACAGAAGTTTCCAAAAGAAGATAAAGTAAATGCGTACATAGCTTCTATTATGTCTAAAAATGCAATTGTATTTTATCCATGGAAAGAAGAATTAGAATTAGGTTTAGGAATTATTAATTCTACTAACGTGTTTCAAGTAGACCAAGTTCCACAATTTATAAAAGGTTACGAAAGATTTAAAATTTTAAAAAGACTAGGACAAGACAACAATCCTGTAGCTGACTATTTAACTGGTAAAGAAGAAATTTTCTACGAAGGTGTTTTGTCATTAGAAAAGAATGGTATGGAATTACAAGACGCTGTGGCAACTATGTGGAAAGTACAAAATATGCCAGGCATAGAAAAACGATTTGAAAACATAGATGATGAAATACAAAGTTCTATAGAAGAAGCATTTAAATTTTGGTTTAAAGATGACGCTGATACTACAGCACAAGTACAAGAAGCCATAAGAATTTCAAAAATATTAGTAGCTACTGGAACTAATGAAACATTAGCAAGAGACAAAGCAATCGACATGATTAAAAAATCATACATTGCTGTAGATGGTATTTTATGGAACAAAAGAAAAATGCCTGGACTTGATGGTGACGCAACGTTCCACGCTGAGTTAACTAAAAAATCTGTATTTCTTGCAACTGAAGTAGCAAACAAATCAAACAGTTTCTATGAACCAGAAGATTTAGTATTAGCACCTTGGTTTGGAAATATGTTTGTAGTTATGGACAGAAACACAATGGCACCGGTAAGTATAGACGGTAAAGCATACGCATTTAGTTATACAGAAATATTTAATAACAATTCTGAATTTAATAAGAAATTCTTAGATGAGTCTGAGTGGAATAAAATTCTTAAAGAAAGAAACGAAAAGTTATTAAAACTTTATACTGGTGATGATGTACCTACGTTTAATAATGTAGATGACCTCAAAGCTTATAACGAAATGAAAGACGGACTAAAAATAGTAAAGGACTAAAATGAGCAACATAGATTTTGATTTTATATTAAAACAAGAAGGCTTTGAAACAAAAGGCTACGTACCAGACGCAGAAAATTCTAAATCTGGTGTGACAATTGCTAGTGGTTTTGATTTAGGTGCTAGAAAATTATCTGATTTAAAAGGATTACCACAAGATATTATTGATTTACTTTCACCTTTTTTAGGTTTTCAAGGCGCAGAAGCTTCTGAAATTGCACCTAATTTAGAAGTTAGTGAAGACCAAGCAAAAATAATAAACGAATTTGCTAAAAGCGAAGCAATTACAAATCTTAAAACTAAATGGGAAAATGCTACTGGTACATCATTTGATGATTTAGGAACTGAACAAGCAACTGTATTAGCTTCTGTAGCTTTTCAATATGGGGATTTAGAAAGTAGAACACCTAACTTTTGGAAACAAACTACAAGTGGTGACTGGGTAGGTGCATATAAAAATTTATTAAAGTTTGGTGACAGATATACAAGCAGACGACTTGATGAAGCTGCATTGTTATGGAAATCTGATGCGCTAAAAAAAAGCATTGACGCAGGAACATCAACAGGAATCCTAAGTGATGAAGCGCAAAGTGCGATAAATAATGTATTAGAAAGTCAAGAAGCAAAAGATGTTGTTGATACAGCACAAAAAGTTGTAGAAGATACCGATGGTAATTTCTTTACAAACTTATTAGACGATTTAAGACAAATCAATGAAGATTACAAAGCTACTGGTCAAACAGAATTAGAAAAAATACAAGAAGATTACGCTGAAAAAGTAGAAGAAAAACAAATAAACGAAGCTGCATTTGAAAAAGGTAAAGATGAATTTGTATATGCTAACAAAGATAAAATTATTGAAGGTTTACAAAAACAAAATGAAGAATTAGAAAATACAGATTTTTTAGAAGGACATAAAAATCCATCATTCTTAGACCCAATGTTAGACGTTCCTACTATAAGTGAAAAGGAACAGTTTCAAATTGATAAAGTAAATGCAGAAGCTAAAGAAAAGTTTGCAAAAGAAACTTCATACTTAGATATTGGTAAAGCAGCAATTGACCAAGAGTGGATAACATCATGGATATTAAAATCATCTGGTAGAGAAGACTTAGACCCTAACTATGAGTTTGGTATTAATGATTTTGTATTAAGTAAAGAACAACAAGATGAATTAAAAAAAGATGTAAACCCAGATTATTGGGATGCTTTTGATGAAGCTAAATCTTTTGCAGAATTAAAACAAATAAAAGAAAAAATTTTAGACGTACAAGAAAAAGAAAAAATAATTATGTCTAAGGGTATTGCTACTGGATTGACAGCAAGATTTCTCGCAGCAGTCCTGGACCCAACAGCCATAGCGGCGGCGATTGCTACAGATGGTTTAATGGCACCGGCAATTGTAATGAACAAAGCTAATCGTATACAAAGAATTATACGAGGTGGTTTAGCGGCAGGTACAACTAACTTAGCTATTGAAGGTGCGTTGGTATCACAAAATCCTACACTAGGCACAAAAGAATTATTAATTGCAAGTGCGGCAGGATTTGTTTTAGGTGGAACTATAAGAGGAATTAAAAGTAGAAACATTGATGAAAATGAAGTTGCATTAAACAAAGCTGTAGATGATTACACAAAAGTAAAAGAAAAAGAAATACTTGATGAAGCAGAATTAAAGCCAACTACAAAAGGTAACAAAAAATATGATGTGGCTAACAAAACAGAACAAGACGATTACGACAAAGTAGCTGACGAATATAATAAAGACTTAGCTGACAGAACAACAATAAGAACAGACGGTAACACAGAAATCAGAATGCCTAATGGTGAAGATGAATACATCGTAACTAAAGACGGTAAAATTTATAAATGTGATTAAGGATATTAAATGGCAGAATGTAAAATAAAAGAAGAAAACCTAGAATACACTGGCAAAGACGAAAATGACGCTATGGCTGAGTTGTATACCAACTACATGGCAAGACAATTAAAAGACGTTGCTGAAAATGGTGACGTATTTATGGGTAATGGTTTTTGGAAATGGTTTAGATTTGACCGAGCAGGTGTAACAGATATGTCTAAAAACAAATTAGTAAGAGGTATATCTAACATATTATATGAGTCTATTGGTAAGACTGGCAAAAACTGGGTTAGGTCTAGAACAATGTCACAAGTTAAACAATACGAACTTAATAGACAACGTACATTATATTATAAGAACTGGGTATCTAGTTATGACGCTTGGTTAAAAGAAAATGGTTACAAAAGAATACATTTACATGGCATTACTAAAAGAGAAGAGTTTAACGAATTAGTAGCTAGAGCCATAAGAGGGGAAGCTATAGAGAGTCCTTCAGTAAACAAAATGGCTAATGCACAAAGAGAAAGATATTCTGAGTTGCTACAAAAAGCAAAAGACTCAGGTGTTAGAGGTGCAGACAAAGTAGAAGAAAACTTTAATTATTTAACTAGAATTTATTCTAACGCTAAACTTTCTAAACTAATTGATAAGTTTGGTTCAAAAAAAGTAGAAAGATTTTTAGCTAGTGCAATGCGTGGTGGTCTTAATGAAAAAGCAAATTTAAGATTAGCTAAATATTTAATGAGAGTTATTCAAAGACAAAAGAGTGAATACCAAATGAATATTGGTGGCATACTAAATGCAAAAGCAGAAGACTTAACTAGAATGCTACGTGAACAAACTGATTTAAGTTCAGATGAAATATTAGAAATTACTAACGCTGTGTTTCCTAGTAAAGGTGGCACATCAAATGTATTTAAAAGTAGAAGAGTTAAACTTGATGAAACATATTCTGATGGTGAAATGTCAATATCAGATTTTTTAGAAAATGACTCAGAAATATTATTCTTAAATTATGCAAATAATCTTACTGGACAAATAGCATTAGCTGAACGAGGTTTTAAATCTGGTTCAGATTGGACAGCTATGATGAGACAGATAGAAAAAGAATATGAAAATTTAGGTGTGGCTAAAGAAGACAAAGTAAGAATAAATGAAATGAAAGCTTTGCAAAGTGGTTATGACCATTTAGTTGGTAAACCGTTAGAAGACATATCTACTACATATTCTACATTTGGAAGAATAATGAGAAAGTATAATTTTGCTAGAATTATGAACCAAGTAGGTTTTGCTCAGTTAGCTGAGATAGGTGTATTGATTGCAAACGTGGGTTTACGTCAAACAATAAAACATTTACCAGAAATGAGAAAACTTGTTAAGCGATTAAAAAATGGTGAAATTGATGATGAGTTTATGAGAGAAGCTGAAGAAATCTTTGGTGGTTTTGGAAGTGAAAGACTTATTAATCAAGTAGCTAATCAATCTGACGAATTTGGTGCAAGACTATCCTCATCAAAAGTTATTAAATTAGAAAGAGGACTTGACCATTTAAACAGAGTTACAGCAGATATATCTGGGATGGCTTTAGTTAACACAGCAATGAAAAGAATTGCATTAAAAGGTATGGTGCAAAAATGGGTTGATGAAGCTTTTGGTGGTAGTGCAGCTATGTCTAAAAAACGTGCTAGAGATTTAGGTATTTCTGACGCTATGTATAAAAGAATTATAGACCAAATTAAAAAACACGCTGTCACAGAAGAAGGCGCATTAACAAAAAGAAAAATTAAAAGAATTAATATTGATAACTGGGTGGACCAGGAAGCTGCGTCTACATATGCTCATGCAATAAATAGATGGGGCAGAAGAACTATTCAAGAAAACGATATTGGTGAACAAATGTTTCTTGGTGGTTTAACTGATACTACAACTGGAAAAATATTATTTCAGTTTAGAGGATTTATGATGACAGCTTACGGTAAGCATTTGTTACATGGATTAAAAATGAATGATGTACAAGCTTACAAAGGTTTTATGATGTCAACTATGTTTGCAGGAATGGCGTATGTTGCACAGATACAAGCTCAAGCAGCTCTAATGACTGGAAGAGAAAGAAAGAAATTTTTAGAAAAACGTTTAGGTAAAACAGACGAAGAGATAATTAAAAATATTGCTAAAGCAGGATTTCAACGTTCAGCTTTTGCTTCACTAATACCGGCTACAATCGATACTGGATTAGGAATATTTGGAGTTAATCCTTTGTTTCACTATCGTTCAACTGGACTAGACTCTAACATTATAACTGGAAATCCAACTTATGATTTACTTTGGACAAAAGGATTTTCACCAACTGGAGGTATTGCTAGAACAGCAAAGGCAATGTGGGATAAAGATTATGACTTCTCACAGTCACAATACAACGACATAACTCAAATGTTTATATTACAGAATGCTTTAGGTATTCAAAACGTAATCAGAAAGTTAGGAAGTATGTACCTTCCTGAAAAACCATAACAATAAGTACCCATATTAGAAGAAGAATAGGAGTGTAAATGGCTAATTCATTTGTAAGATATACAGGTAATGGTTCAACCACACAATATGCAGTAAGTTTCTCATATCGTGACCAGGCTGACGTAACTGTAACAATTAATGGTGTAGCTACAACTGCTTTTACATGGAACTCAGCAGGGACTCAAATTACATTCTCTTCACCACCGGCTAATTTAAGTGCAATTGAAATTAGACGTAAGACAAGTCAAACATCAAGATTAGTTGATTATGCGGCAGGTTCGGTCTTAACTGAAAACGATTTAGATACAGACTCAAACCAAGCTTTCTTTATGTCACAAGAAGCTATTGATGACGCAGGCGATGTAATCAAACTAGACGCAGCAAACTTTCAATGGGATGTACAAAGTAAAAGACTTACAAATGTTGCAGACCCAGTAAATAATAATGACGCTGTTAACAAACAATTTATTTCAACAAATTTACCAAACATTACTACAGTAGCAGGTATTTCAAGTGATGTTACTACAGTGGCAGGCATTAGTGCTAATGTTACAACTGTAGCAGGCAACAACGCTAATGTTACAACGGTTGCTTCTAACATCGCAAATGTAAACACAGTTGCAACAAATATTGCAGACGTAGTTACTGTTGCTAATGATTTAAATGAAGCAATATCTGAAATTGAAACGGCAGCAAATGATTTAAATGAAACAACTTCAGAAATCGACACAGTATCAAACAGTATTGCTAACGTTGATACAGTAGGAACAAATATTGCTAACGTAAATACAGTTGCAGGAATTTCAGCAAACGTCACTACAGTGGCAGGAATTTCTAGCGATGTAACTTCAGTAGCAGGAATATCTACAGCAGTTTCAAATGTTAATTCTAATTCAACAAATATTAATGCTGTTAACTCTAATTCAAGCAACATTAACACAGTTGCAGGTAACAACACTAATATTAATACTGTAGCAGGAATATCTTCTAACGTAACGACAGTTGCAGGAGTTAGTTCAGATGTTTCTACAGTATCAGGAATTTCAGCTAACGTTACGACAGTTGCAGGAATATCTTCGGATGTGACTTCAGTTGCTAACAACAATGCTAATGTAACGACAGTAGCAGGCGCAATTACTAACGTAAACAATGTTGGTGGTTCTATAACTAACGTTAATAGCGTAGCTGCAAACTTATCTGGAGTAAACTCTTTTGCAGAAAGATACAGAATTGCAAGTTCAGCACCGAGTACATCAAATGATGTCGGAGACCTCTATTTCGATACAACGGCAAATGAACTTAAAGTTTACAAAAGTTCTGGATGGGCTGCGGCAGGTAGCACAGTCAATGGCACTGCAAACAGGTTCGAGTACACAGCAACAGCTAATCAGACAACATTTACTGGTGCTGACTCAAACGGTGCTACAATGGCTTATGACGCAGGGTTCATTGACGTTTATTTGAACGGTGTCAAATTAGCAAATGCAGACTACACAGCAACTTCAGGTACAAGCGTGGTACTTTCTAGTGGTGCTTCAGTAAATGATATTTTAATGGTGGTGGCTTATGGTACATTCCAATTAGCTAACGTATCAGTAAACGATTTAACAGATACACCTGCGGCTTTAGGGTCAGCAGGACAGGCTTTAGTTGTAAATTCTGGTGGTACGGCATTAGAATATGCAAATGCTTCTTCAGCAGAAGTATATGGTTTTAATAAAAATTCGTCTGGCGAATTGATTGTGACAACAACCAATCAAGGAGTAGACAATATCTCATCAACAGATTACGCCAACTTTGATGATGTTCAATATGCGGCAAGTGGTTTTACTTGGTCGTTAAACAATGGCGAACTAATAGCAACAATATAAAGGAGTTAAAAAATATATGGCTACAGTTAATTTAGGCTTGATTAAGTTCAGATGGCAAGGGGCTTATGCAGGTGGAACAGCTTATGTAAAAGATGACGTTGTATCGTACAATGGTTCGTCTTATGTTTGCATTTTAGCTAGTACAGGGAACTTGCCAACCGATACTACTTACTGGAATGTAATGGCACAAGGTGCAGACATTGCTTCAATATCTGGTTTAGCACAAGGTGATATTTTATATTACAATGGAACAGATTGGGTTAGACTTGGTGCAGGAACAAGTGGTCAAGTTTTACAAACAGGTGGTACAGGTGCAAATCCATCTTGGACAGACCAAGCAAGTGGAACAGTTAAACAAATTAAACTATTTAACAGAGAATTAACTGGAGATGTATCAGTTGGTACTGGTGGTACTTGGATTGATACTGGAATGGTTTTAACTATTACTGGAACAAGTGCATCAAATTATTATGTACACAGATTTCATTTAAACGAGCCTTGGGGTAATACTTCATCATGGCATTTAAACTTTAGAGTTTGGAATGTAACTGATGGTGCTGTAGTAGGTAATCAGCAATATATTGCATCTATAGAAGGTGGTGGCTCTCATCCACAAGGTGTTTCTGTTCAAGGTTCTATATTTGAGTCAGCATCAACTTCAGCAAAACAATATAAAGTTCAATACGCAAATGCAGGTAGTAATAGTGCTTATGTAAACTGGCGAGGTAGTGCAGGTTATCAAAATTATTCTATTGAAGAAGTAGATGGAACATTAACAACAGATGCTACATAGGAGAAATAAAATATGATTAGAGACGCAGATGTAATTAATAGTTTTGAATATCCTTTTATTTTAAAAGGAAAAATTGAAAACGAAAATGATTTTAACAATAATTTAACAATTCTTTCAACAACAGATATTAATGCAGATGGAACAGCAAATCCTATTGCTAAACCATTTACATATAATGAGTTTGTTGCAAAGAAAACTGAATTAGAAAATCAAGAAACAACTAAAGCAGATTTAAAAGCTAGTGCAAAAGCTAAATTAGTGGCAGGTACGCCATTAACTGAAGAAGAAGCTAACACAATAGTTCTTTAATAAAAATCACAAATACATTGTAGGAGAAAAACTAATATGACAAAAGCTAGAGACTTGTCAAAATTACTTGGTACAAATACCAATGGAGTAATACCATCAGGTAATCTTGATGTAGACTTTGAAAACATAGTCGATACTGGTACAGAGGGTACTAAAGTAGCTTTAGGTACAACAGCACAGCGAGGGTCTACACAAGGTCAGATTAGATTTAATACTACGACTGGATTAGCTGAATATTTTGATGGAACTTCATTTGTAAATATTGAGGGAACACCAATAATAAATTCTGTGTCGCCAACAAGTATAAATACAGGCACAAATCCTTTACCACAAAATATAACAATTACTGGAGTAAATTTTCAGTCTGGTTCAACAGTCACTTTTATTGACAATCAAGGTACAGAAACAAATTCACCAAGTGTGACTTTTACAGATGCAACATCACTTACTGCACAATTACCAAGTAGCGTCACAATAGGTAATCAACCTTTTGATGTTAGAGTAAATAATCCTACTGGTTTAACTGCTATATTAGCAGACGCAGTACAATTAGATGCCTTACCTACTTGGACAACTTCAGCAGGAAATATCGGAACGATTGTTGATAAAGGAAATCAAAGCGTATCAGTATCAGCAAGTGACCCAGATGGGGGTGCTGTAAGTTATTCTGAAACTGGTGGTACTGTTTTATCAACAGCAGGATTATCTTTAAATTCATCTACAGGTGCAATTACTGGCGACCCAAATGATTTATCAACTAATTCAGAAACAAAAACATTTACACTTCGAGCAACTGACAACGAAAATAATACAGCAGACAGAACATTTAATATTATTATTAACAAAGCATTAGATGGTTCTACGACAGCAAGAGCAGGATTTTCAGCACAAGATTTATTAGATGCAAGTGCAAGTTCTGGTAGTGGTAAATACATCAATATTAATGGAACGATAGTTCAGATGGAATACGATAGTACAGATAGGTTTGGAACTGGAGTTTCTGGTTGGTTAAAATTTGATAACTCTTTTAGAAATTCTTATGGTGGAAATTTATCTCCGACAGCAGGTAGTCCTACTTATGTGACTGGTACTTGGAATAATAATTATCAAGAATTTATTTTAGGAAATGCGTCTAATGGAGATACTAATGGTACTTATATCGGATATGTTCAAATGAATTTACCAAGATTACAATACGCACACATTGAAACTGTGACAGCAAGTGGTAGTGGTGCGCAAACACCAGACGATACAGCAAGTTGGGATTATTCAGGTAATCAAACTTGGAACTCATACACAGTTGATTATGTTGCAAATAAATCAGCACAAACACCAAATCCACAAGGTTATCCTTTTGCTATTTGGGACGATGGTATTTCAACTGACAGCTACGATACGACCAATGAAAGTGTTGGCTCTACTGGAAATATTATTTATCCAAATCCAGGTGGGGTTTTAGGTAGTTATCAAGGTTCACAAACTTGGAATAGGTCGAATTGGTCACAAGTTAGTTTTTCTTCTTTTAATACAAGTGGAAATATGAAGTTTGTAGCTTTCACAGGAGATAGTGGTCAAGAAAGCTACAATTTTACTAACTTTGAAATGTGGGTTCATTAATGCCTAGAAAAAAAATTACACCAACACAATATGCTGAAGCAACAGCAGGTGTAAGACTTTCAGCACACGAAAAGTTATGTGCAGAGAGAATGAAATTATTACACACAGCCATTGATGAATTAAAAACAGAAGTAAAATCTTTAAGACAAGACGTTTCAAAAGGAAAAGGTGCAATAAGTGTGCTTGTTTTTCTTGGTGGAATAATCGGTGTCATATTAGGTTATTTTAATTGGGAGTAAACAATGTTAAATTTTATATTACCTTTAGTCAAAAATCCGTTTGTCAAAATTATTGCAGAAAAGACAGTCGGTGCAATCACACATAAATTAGAAAAAGACAAAATTATAAAAGCAAAAGAAATAGAAGCCGCAGCTAAATTAGATATAGCAAAAGTTGGTGTACAAATGGAACAAGTACGTCAACAAGAACATTCGTGGAAAGACGAATATTTAGTCGTTTTTTACACGCTAATTTTTGGTATGCACTTCTTGCCCTGGACCCAACCATGGTGTGACAAAGCTTGGGACGCTTTGCAAAAAGCTGACCCTATGTTTTGGTACATTATTTTAACAATGGTAGGGGCTTCATTTGGTGTAACTACTTTAAATAAGCTTAAGAAGAAATGATAGATAAAATTTTATACGCATTTTTTAGTTGGTTAGACAACGTGGCTGATAAAATTGAAGCAGTAGTCACATTTGATGTAGGGGAAAAAAATAAAATTAAAAGAAAGAAAAAGAAATGAAAATATCGGAATCGACACCAGTGTCTATGCCAATGAAAAACCTTTTAAGTATAATCTCAGCGTGTTTAGTTGGCGCGTGGTTTGCATTTACAGTTATTGAACGTCTTAACGTTATAGAGACTGAACAAAAATTAATGTTATCTGATTTAGAAGCTGCAAATGAATTTATTGTAGGTGTACCTAAGGGAAATATGGTTTCACCCCAAATACAAGAATTATTTATGCTTGTAGAATTTGTAAGCACTAATCAAGAAAAATTAAAACAAAATGTTGAAGAAGAATTGCCTTCAATAAACGCATTAAAATTAAAAGTAGAGTTTTTAGAAGATAGATTAAAGAAAGCCGAAACTTTAATCGACAAGCTTCGAAATAACGGCACACACAAAGGAGAATAGAATGAAGACTGCGTTAGTAATTGCATTGCTTATGTTTACACAACAAAGTG